AGGTGGAAATAAATATGTTATAGAAGTTAAACCTAGAAAGGAACGTAAACCACCACGGAAATCAAAAAATAAAATAAGATATATTAAAGAAGTAAAAACATATGTGGTTAATCAAGCTAAATGGGAGGCCGCAGAAATGTGGTGTAATAAATATGGTTATAAATTTAAGATTATTGATGAGATTGATCTAGGTATAAAATAGGTATAAATAGATATATAATAAAAGAAATTTTATAAGGATTATATATGACAATCAAAAACCCTAGTGCATTATTGAGATTCCCAAGTAATTTTGATGATGAAAAAACTATGTGGATTAAATATGATATTTTTAAAGTTGTACAGGGAAATAACAGTACTAGAACATTAAGACCTAGAACGAGCTCACAATCAATAGCTACTATAGCTTTATCATTACCATCTGATGGATTATCTATATCCGATAAACAAAAATGGTCAACAGATTCTTCTAATATTATGGATCAAATAGGGTCTGCTCTTGGAAGTGGTGGTAGTGTCTTGGAAGGTGTTGCTGGTGGTTTTGCCAAAGTTGCTGGTTCTATTATTAAAAACGCATCCGCAACACATTCTATAGTTGATAAAATGGCATTAAAATATGAAGGGCCTGAAATAAGATCATTTACTACAAAACATAAAATGGTTCCAAGAAACCTTCGCGAATCGCAGTCAATTCAGGAGATAATTAAGAAATTTCGACACTCTTCTGCTCCAACAGTAAGAAATCAAGGTTTTGGACTAATATACGACCTCCCAGAATTTTTTAAAGTAACTTATATGGATGAAAATGGAATTTCTGAAATCTTCCCACAACACAATACATGTTATTGTAGCTCAGTAGATGTAACATATTCCAGAACAACATTCCAAGATAATTATCCAACTGAAGTTGAATTGACATTATCATTCACAGAATTGGATCCAATGAATAAAAGTACTGTTAACGGAGGATACTAAATGTATTTTACAAATCATCCAAAAATTGAATTAAATAACAGAAAAGTTGTTAATATATTCATAGCATCGAGATTGTTAAAAAAATTAAATATAAATGATTTCCTGTTAAAGGAATACACCATTAAAGATGGAGAAACACCTGAGTTATTATCATATAAATTATATAATACACCTAATTATCATTGGATTATAATTATAATCAATTCTATAGTTAATTTAAATACAGATTGGCCACTTTCATATAATAATTTCTTAGATTATGTAAATACAAAATATAATGATCCATATGGATTCCATCATTATGAAGATGATGATGGAACTGTTGTTGATGCACCACCAGGCGTATTTGGACAATTATTAACTGATATGACTGTCACAAATCTTGAATATGAAACTAGAATAAATGACGACAAATCAAAAATAAAAGTAATACATTCTAGTCATATAGTACAATTTGCATTAGAATTTAAAAAATCTCTAAAAGGTGTTAAATCTAATAGACAACTATCATAAAATAAAATAATATGAATCATACTAATACACAAAATATATTAGAACTTGATTTATCTAATAATTCCGAATTAACAGAAATTGGCCAATATTCGTTTTTTGAAGGTGATTTTGGTTGTTTTATTAAAACTAAAAATTCATCATCATTCGATGAACTTTTTTCGGACGGATTTTTAGAAATAACTGATATGGTTGATAATATTTACATTTATGAATCTATATTTAAAAATTTTATAACAGCTGAAATATCAATTATTGATAGATATAATATTATATCTAAATTGGATATTACTGGAAATGAATTTGTTAAAATAAAATTCGGAACAAAGGGATCTGAATATCCAATAGATATGGTTTTAGTTTTATCTAAAATAAAAAATAAAAATGAATTTAACCCACAGTTCACAAAATATACATTTTCACTAATTTCTGAAGGATTTTTAAAAAACCAAAGAACTAAAATATCAAGAACATATACAGGATCATTTTCTAGTATGGTCGAAAAAATATTTCTTGATGATGAATTAGGATTCCCAATTTCAGATACACTTTTTTTAGAAGATACTAAATCCTCTAACAATAGATTAATCATACCAAATATTTCACCTGTTGATGCAATAAATATGATTGCAACATTTTCTGTAGGGGAAATTGCAGAAAATGCAACATATTTATTTTTTCAAACAACAAAACAATATCAATTTAGATCAACCGCATCTATCATCGATGCAATTGGATCAAGTAAAAATTTCTTAAAATTTGGGCATGCATTTACTGTAAATAAAGAAATTCCTAAACTTAGTTCTATATCTGAAAAAATGATGAATATATCAGAGTTCGAAATGTTAAATGATTTTGATATATTAAAATCAACTTCAATTGGTTCTCTAGGAAGTAAATTAATTGAACATGATATATACAGAAAAGCTATATACACAAGAGAATTTGAAGTTTTAAGGGATAAATACGGGGAAAGTGATGACTATCTTAACCTAAATGAAAATTATATATACCCTCAAGGATCAGTTGCCGAAGATAATAAAGACTTATCCTCATTCGTAGATTCACATATTAATGTTGTATCATCTGCTAGAAAGGATCAATATGCTGATGATATAGGTGAAGAAACCAAAAGAACCGAATACGATCAACTACCATATGATGGTACCATTTTAAATAGAAATTCTGAATTAACTTCATTAATGCTTAATAGGGCTAAAATAAAAATTCCAGGCATATCAGGCCTTCAGCCTGGCGATATTATTAGTATAGCTAAATCTGTATTTATTAATAATGAACATGTAGAAGATAAAAAATTATCAGGATTATGGATAATTGAATCTATATCACATCAAGTAGCAGAAAAATATTTTTGTATAATGTATATTATAAGGGACTCTTATGATAAAGAAGATGTAGATTCTTATACGTTTGAAAATAATTCAGTGGAATCAGATCCTAGAATAACTAATAAGGATTTAGTTAATTAAATAAAGAAGGGAGTCATATGACTCCCTTCTTTTTAAAAAATAATATAAAAATATATTCTACGATACAGTAAAATAATCGTAAGCCCATGTTACATCAAAAGTTTCAACCGCATCATTAGTGTCATATGACATTGCAATATTACCAATTTCAGATGGCAATAAACCATGAAATTTATAAGTTTTAACTTCATTTCCATTTCTATCTAATTGTTTCACCTCTGCTGTTGTTTTATATAACAACGGAGACACAGACGCACCACCTTCGGTAAGTGGTTGATCCATCATGTCAATCCAACTTTCAAGTGCAGTTCTGATTTTAAAATCAGAATCATTCAGAATAGTATTAGTCCAATCAGCAAAAGTTCTATCTCCCGCTAATTTCATTATTCTACCCCTATATGGTACCTCTACAATACCAATTGTTGAAGCTGGAAGTTCTGTTGATTGACATAGATATGTAAATTGTTCTCCAGTTTTAACATTACCTTTAGAACCAGTTGGAAAATTCATAACAACTTTAAATTGATTAGCTCTAGCTCCACCACCAACTAAATTTGCTTTAAATCCTTCTATACTTGGAATTGACATTTTAACCTCCAATCTCTTCGAATGAATCGCCAGTACGAGTAGCAATAAATTTCAGTTGAATAAAGTTGATAGAACGTGTAGGTTTAATGTAAATATCACCCCTAAATTCATTTCTATCAATTACATTTGGTGTATTATTAGTTTCATCACAAACTACTTTGAAATCTGTAATACCCCTACGACCTTGCACATCTCTCAAGAATGGTTCAACCATTGCAATAAAATTAGCTCGTGTAATTTCATCATTCAATTCAAATAATTGTGCTTCTGATGCTTTAGCAATTGCCTTTTCTAATACAATAAACAATCTACGAACATTAATTCTATCAAATGCAGACGCTTTAGTCTGAGCAGTTTTATCACCCCATAATACAGTTCCTTTGCCGGGAAAAGTACATACTGGATTTATTCTAGCTTTATATAAACTATCACGTTGAATTTTAGTAGGATTAAATGCTAATCTCTTAACACCTTTAATATTACCTCTGTTTTCTCCAGCCGGTGAAAACCATGGATCTGCAACATCATCTGTATTAGCACACAAACCTGCCATATCACCATTTAAAGGAACCCAAAAATCAACATCATTATAAGGATCGTATTGTTTTTTCCAACCAGAATCAAATACAGTATAACTAGATGTATTTAAACCAGTTGATGCATTATTAAAAAAATCATTTACATTACTTTGTTGTGTTATTGATGAAGATACACCAACTACATCAGACATTTCAGGACTAATAAAACAAATAGCATCTTTTCTATTGTCTACTATATCCATTACATTTTGTGCATGTGTTTTATCGCCTGGGCCAGCAATCAATAAACTAATATCAACAGTATCAGGGTCAGAAAATTCTTGCAAACCTTCATAAAAATCACCAACATCTGGATCTCCGTCTACACCACCATTTAATGATAAATCATATGTTTCGGTTGAAGTCATAAATGTTGAAGTTATCGCTGATCCAAATGCAGGAGTAATAGTAGTTGTTCCATCTAATAAAAATTCTTGATGATCCATAAAATAAATATATTCAGATGAACGAAACAAAACATCCACATAATAATTATTTACACCAGTTATACTTCTACCAGTAGAAGATTTAGAAAGAAATTCAAATCTTTCTAATACTTGTCCTGCAAGACCAGTAATTTCTCCAGCTTCATCTATTACTACAATATGCATTTCATCATTTGCACCACCTTGATCTGCCGCATATTCTGAAGTTCCTGGCGCGGAATCAAATATATTCTTATATTGCCAAGTAGTGAATGCTGTTGCTGATGTACACATTGACACCTTTAATGTGTCGCCCCAAACACCAGGCGTTCTTGCAACCCAATTACCAGCTGCGGTAGGAGGATTATCTTCCCATACTGTTCCATTTGGAACATATACTCCAGCACTCCCACTAGAGTTTTCGGCCACTGTTTCATCTATAGCACGAACTACTTTTAGTGCTCCAGAATATTTTAAAAAATTTGCGGCAGAAAACCAATAAGAAGCATTACCAGATGTTGGTGCTCCAAATATTTCAACTAATTCATTTTCAGAGCTAAGTTCGACTATTTGACCTACAGGCCCTTTAGTCGCTTTTATTACTATTGCTCCAATAGATGTTGATACATTTGGAATTATCGTGGTATTGTCTATCTCTTGGACTACTATGCCTGGACTTACTTGAAACCCCATTATATTTCTCCATATAGATTATAAATTCTATAACAGAACATCTGTTATACTATTATTTATAAATTTACAAATTGATTATCGATACTTATCATATAAATAGGAATAATATCAACGTATAGTACAAGATTCAGCCCAATTTATAGCGGCACCTATTACTATAGATGGATAATCATCTTGTTTAAGATAATATCCAGTTCCAGAAGATAATGATTCAAAATCTATTAAATGTTTATGTGGGTGTTCTATAGAATCCCATTCATCTAATAATCGTTTACATAAATTATCATATTCAACATCATTTAATGGTGATACCCATTGTGGAT